CGCTGATTCGTCACAGTCAATCTGGACAACTTTTTCTTCTTCCATACGAGTGGAACCGATGCTCATGCAATAGTAGACTTGCGTTGCGTAACCTTTGTCGGAACGCTCATCTATTCTTGCCATTACATCTTTACCAATCGCTAGAGCAAGACCATCCTCTGCCCATGCAAAACATGAACGGATGTTGCCAGCTTTTGACAGACGGTTTGTAGTTATGAAGTTAAATCCCATGAACTGATTAACTTCACCCTGCACTAGAGCCTTTACCGTATTGAAATCACTTGATGTTACGTTTGTATCACCAAGCAATGCTTCAATCTGATCTGGCCCTACAGCAATATAGCGCGGTATTGACGGATCAACTGACGCAAGGTCTAAGGTCTTTTTAGCAGTCCTTAGTTTTGCAACAGTCAAATCTGCACCACCATTCGCAATTTGCTGACCAGCAGGAAGCGCAGTTGATGTGCTGCCTGTCTCACCAGTAAATGCTGTGCCTAATGCTGCTGAGATAATCTCATCGTCCATCGCGCGACCCAATGCAAAAGCGGCTGCTTGAGCATAGGCAGAGGTTGGATCAATAAGCATTCTCACTTTATCCTGCTCATCAATAAGATCAGCATACTCATAGTCCACAAGAGTTACCCGACGCCTTGCATGGGGTGTATCTATTTGTGGTGTGTCAGCGTGTCGGGTTGTACGCTTTTGCGCAGTAGCCTTCCCCACTTGGTCAAAAAAGGCATTTTTGCCAGTCATACTTTCTGTACGCACAGCATCACGCAAAAGAGAACCCTTCTGCTGTGATAACATCTGCACGTTTGCAGAATATTGCTGGACAAATGCCGTGGTTACTTCAATAGACATCGCTGTCTCCTTTTACCAAAATGACATTTGACTTGCAGACTGCTACCCGACAACACGGACACTCCTAGAATTTTAAGCCCTCTTGCGGCTACCGTCTTTCCGGTTGTCTTTAGGACGGCTTACGCCGCTACCCTCTGTAACCCAATCGTGATATTTATCTGCCAGCTTAACTGGATCAAGAACATCACGCTGGGTTCCAAACTCAACCGCCATTCTAAGGCATTCTAATCGAATTGCCAATGGGGATAATTCATCATCCATGAACCATCTCCATCAATTCGGTCATTCTTTGCACTAACCTCTGACGTTTTTGTGGGTTTTTACGATCTTGATAATCAGGATTTGACAAAATTGAATCAATCTCAGCTTGTGCATCTTTCGGTGTCATAACATTTCTTGATGTATTTTCTGACACAGTATCTTCACTTGTAGCTTTCTTCTGGAACTCAGCTATTGCATCAAACGCTTTTATGAACTCTGGGTGATTGCCAAGCTTTGTGCCATCAGACAAAGGCAAATCAAACACCTCTGCCCCAGCAAATTGCTTTGCTACGTTTGAAGCTCTATCAACCTTTTCATCGTAGGCTAACCCCCACTCCTGACGTAAGGTAGCTTCTCCCTGTTGCTTTTCTTGTTCAAATGTTTGTGAGTTTTCGTTGATTGCGGCATCAGTTGTTGTCTTATAATAATCCAAAACACCAGCAACTTGCTTTGGTGTCATGCGCAGTTGATGAGCTATATCTGAAAACTCTGTAGCCACCTTTTCTGTTACGATGTTTCCATCAACCGTTATCTCATACCCTTGCGGTGTTTCTGGACGCCCTAGACGGTCTGCTATCCTGTCTAAGTCCTCATCGCTAGGGTTTTCTGGTAACGGCACTTTGTCAGCCCCTATGAGCCTTTGTGCGTTGACATATGAACGTACCAAATTTGGAACGTCTTTGATTGGTGATAAACTTGGATGCTCCCTTAAATCTTCTGGTATCATTTCCAAGAAACCGTCACCAGACCCACCAGAAGCAATCTCAGCAGGAGTTTGAATCTCTGCTGCTGTTTCTGGCTGGGCTACCTGTTCGGCAACCTGTTCTGACATATTTTACTCCTCTTTCATCATGTTATAAATATGCAGTATTACTGCCCTCTTCCCTTCTTCAAAAGCTGTAGCGTTGGCATCGCCAGCTACATAGCTTGAGGTTCTCCAATTACATCTTGCCTCAAGATCACTTAATACCTTTTTGCCTGATGGATGCGCAAATATATCGGTGTACATAGTTTTAAGTTTTTTTAATTGGTTTGGGTCTGTCAATTTCCAAGCATCCTAACTGCCTGTGCGCCTTGGGCCACTGTCATAACGTCTTCCTGTTCTTGCTGACGCTCCATTTGCTCCTGTTGCGCTATGGCTTTCTGTTCTCTTTCTGCATCAACCTGATCTTGCGGCTTGACTACTTTCTTTGGAACACCAAGGCTTTCCATCACATGATTAACCAGACCATCTGGGTTTAAATGATCGGCTACTGGTATTGCTTGCGCTAACGGCAGTAATATCTCCAACGCCTTCATTGTGCCATTAAGACTGCTGGATTTCTGTGCGCGAGCCAGTGGTGATACATATTCAATATCAATCTCTTTGCCTTGCAATATCTCTGGGGCAGACTCAAGTAATTCTTTTCTAAGCATCAAAGCAAACACTCTATCAATCAATGGACGTAGCATTTCATTTTGCAACCTAGATAACACTGGCCCAATAACTCTAAACCGCTCCTCTGACCTTTGCATTACCTCTGTTGCTGTCATGTTTGGCGCACCACCAGAAAGCAACTGATCTACAAAAAACGCTGACCTAATAGCTGTTCTGCGCTGTTCTTCCATGTTCAAACCAATTGGAATGTTTGCGCCTGTGTTAAGTGGCGTAATTGTATCTCTTGTTCCACTCCTAAAAAAATTGAGGCCACCAGGCTGGGTACGGACAGGGAGGAGAAATCCGTCATCAGGAACAAGTAGAGGTGGGTCTATTTGTTTCTGTGCAGCTTGTATAATGGTTTTTGACATAAGATTCAACATCTTAACATCAGGCAACGCCACCATAGCTGGTGACCGCCCCATGATTTCCCCTGTTGCCTTGAGAAACCGAGGCACAACGTATGGAAACTCTTCAAAACCACTTTCTGTCATGGTCTGCTTTGTTTCCATATCTATGTATAAAGATGCAAACGGCATATTCTTATTGTCAATTTTTGTTACGTCACGCTCCTCTCTTGGAACAACAACGTGCAGTATTTCAACTTCCTCATCTGGTCTTTTCTCAAATTTTTTCGCAATAAAGTCACCAACGCTTTCTATGCCAAACCTTTGCACAGCTTGCCTTGCTGGTATTTTATATTTGCGGAATACTGTATCGACTAAACCAAACTGATCTTCAGCTATGTAAAACTCTGATATGTGTCTTGTGCTAAAACGCAAACTCTCTTCGTCCATCTCCACAAACATACAGCCTGTGCCAAACACAACGAGATCAACGTACATCTCATGTATTTCAGTTTCAAAGTTTGATACGTTAAAAGCTCTCATCATGCGCTGGCTTGTATCTTCTAGCCAACGCTGCACCTCTTCATCACGGCCAAGCTCTTCATCCTTTAGCGTTAGGTGAAACCAGGCTGATGCGCCGCTTGTGAGCATACCATGTAAAGAAGATGCAAGTAAATCAACAGCTTGCAGTGCTGTGCCATCGAAAATCAACTCCATTCGCTTTTCGCCTTTGGAGCGTTGCCTTACAATGTCTGCCTTTCTTGGCAGCATATAATCAGCAAGGTCTTGATAATGGGTATCCCAGTAATACCGTTGGCCTTCATAATGCTTGAAACGGTCTATCAAATCTTTTGATGAATACATGATTTACCCCAATAAAGTTGGTTTGCCACCTGATTCCTGTGCCTGACCGCCAAGCGCACCAGACCCAGCAACAACAGTTGATCCTCTGCCTCGCCTTTGTTTTCTTTCTTCTGTCATGGCTTCTTGCGCTAAAGCAGACGCACGTTGTTGATCTATCTTTGTTACTTCTGGCAGCGGCGGTGGAGGCGGCGGCACGATGACTTTTGGCTTTAAAAATCCCATCTTACGCCCTTTCTATTGATTTTGATTTAGGAGAAATGTTTAACGCTCCATACTCTTCCATAATAGTTCCTGCCGCACCTGTGCGCTTTGTTCGCCTTGTGCCTCTGCCTCTTGATTCAATTAACGTCTCATCATCTGGCACTACCTCTGGTGTTACCTCTGGCGTTACCTCTGGGGAGTCTGGCGTCTCACCATACAAGATTGCTCTTCGTTCTTGCTTGTTCACGCCAGCTACAGTGTCAAATTTTTCGGTAGCAACTTTCTTAACAGGTTTTTCTACAACTTCTTCAAAAACCTCACCAAGACCTTTTCTAAGTCCCCGTGTAACTCTTCTAAACGCTTTACTTACACCGCCCATATCACACCTGCCATTTATGAAAACCAAGTTTGTTTGTTTCAGTTCTAAACCAATATGCACTATTATGACCTCTCATAGATAGCACAGATTTTAATTTACGAAAAGCAAAGGCTATATTTCTCTTGCCGCCTATTGCTATAAAATCAATTAACCACGGTTCTAATCCACCCCCGTCGTAACCCTCTTTCATAAATTTTTTTTCTTCTAGGTATTTTACTACATGGTCTGCGCTTGGATATGCCCATGTCGCAAAAGATAATGGCAAACGCCCCTCATCCCTAATTACAAAAAACTGATTAAGCTCAATAGGTACTCTTACATAATCGTTTAGCTCCTGCTCTTCCCAATCAAAATGATAGTCACTTTCCGATAATAAATATTTTATATCGTCGAAATCTTCTTGCGAGGGTTTCATAACGTAAACGGATTATACTCATTAACCGCGACCTTTTGAGGGGGTCTAGTATAACTTTGTCTATTCTCCAACCCAACAGCCAGATACCTAAACGCATCCGCAGCATGAGACGTGAAGTCATGCCTTGGATGATCTCTAAACATTTTTCTACGATCATCCCATTCCTGTCTGTATTGTTTTAGCATTTCTATGCCTTCAGCGCACTTATCCTTATCAAAATGGCATTTAGGCATTAGCACTCTGGCAGCATTGATGCCATCAGCTACTTTCATTTTCGGGATGACTTTGAACCTGATGCCGAGCGTGAACGCCGTTTCGAGGCGGCTTTTGCCCGACCCGAGTTCCCTGACTTCGATGTCGTGGGGGGCGAGGTGGTCTCCCCAGTGATAATCTTTTTGACGTAAGACTTCAGCGTAGTGATCCAACCCAACACCGCTGCTTTCATAGTAGTCAATGACATTTACCGCTCCACTCCTAAATATCTGTGCAAACCAAATTGCTGTTGAGTCGTTTATACCCAAATCCCATGCGGTATGCACAGGATAAGCTGGGTCATAAGGAACTCTAGTAATCCTTCCGTCATCATCAGCATCAGATAACAACTTTCCATAATAAGCCCCTATGATTGCCGCTGTAAACGAACACTCATATTCCTGTTCATACTGTTCTGGGGTCATTTGCTTTTTAGCAGCCTCAAGCTCCTCATCTTTTACAAGACCGCTTTCAGATGCCTTTACAACCTTCCAGTACCACTGATCTGATCCATTCTCTGTCTCAACCTTGGCATTGTCCAGTAAATCATAAAAATGATTATGTCCTGCTGGTGTACCTAGAAATACAGCCGCACCCTCTCTGTCGGACAGTGCTGGTCTTACAACCTCCCCCCATACCCTTGGGTTTTGCATCCCGAACTCATCAAAGACACACAGGTCAAGATAAATACCACGCAAGCTATCAGGGTTCTCAGCAGACAGCAGCATTAGCCTACCGCCATTAGGGAAATCAACTCTTAACTCAGTTTCATTAAAGTTCACACCAGGTATCACAGATGCATAATACTTCACATAATCCCACGCAATACGCTTGGCTTGTGTAAAAGTAGGAGCTACAAACGCCACTCTTGGCCTTGGCAGTTCACAAACTAGACAATGTTTGATTAAATGATTTACAGCCCAGACTGTCTTACCAAAGCGTCTGTGCATCACAAGCACATTCCAACGCTTTACGCCCTGATGCATTTCTGCTTGCAAGTCTCTTGGCTTATAAGGAATGCGTACCTGTTTCACAGATTATCAACTTTCCCACAGTATCTTTACTGCACCGTCAGTAACCTCAACACCAGCCCTAGACTTTTGCTCCCCAAACCGCTCTGGCAGTATCTTACTAACCTTCCACCTGACATGAGTACCATAATCCCTCAATACATTCGGGTCATAGTCCTTACGCTTATGAAGAGCATCACTATATAACTGATCCAACTCCTCTAACGCCTTCTCAGCACTCTGACGCTGTGCCTCCCTAATAGAACTCTCAAAAGCCTCATCCTGCTTCATAACCTTATAAACAGCACTACGGCTAATACCAACCTCTCTACAAGCCTCTACCAAGCTATAACCATCGCCTAGTAAACTTGCCAAACCCTCTTTCTTAAACCTTGTAAACCTAGCCATGCTAACTCCGACTGTGTGTTGGAAAGGACTATTTAACATATATATAACGAGGCAGCGCGTGTCGGGTGTGCCAACCTTTGCAAAGCCCTCCCCTGCTTAGCTTTGCACAGCTTTACTAGTTGATCGCGTACCGTCTTTGCTTTGCCTGTTAGATAAAACAATCCACACACCACAAACCTAAGCAAACAAAACAAATCAAGCTACCTTGCCTATCTCTTTTACTTGTCTACTTCTAGACTAGTAACATATATTTAGTTGACAGTAAATCTGCACGCTATGCCTATACTTATATATATGCTGCTCTCAGCCCCAGTTTATTTTTTTTAGACTCATTGTCTTTTTTTGTTGACACTATATGCACGCTATGCATACTGAGCATTAGCAAAACAAACGAAGGGTTAAAACAATGACAAAACCAACAATCACAGTAAAGCAATCAAGCCATATAACGACTGTAAAGCTAAAGGGCGTTCCATTCGCTTATGTAGTCGCAACAAATACTGATATTGCAAAGCATGGCATCATTAACGTGATCAAAGCCAAGATCAAACGCTGCAATGAACTTGGATATAATAATATAGTCGGCAAGTATGAAATGCTTTTAGCCGCGTTGGGGGCTTAGTTATGAATGACTCAACAACAATCTTTGCAATGGTTCTTGGCATAGCTTTGCAACTTGCCAGCCTTGGCCTTGCAGTCTCAGGCTTTCATCATGTTGAAGGCCTTTATATCCCTGCAACTCTTGGCATTGCCGGAACTGTTTTGTTTTGGTGGCCTATGATTTGCGCCAAATAATCACACTAGCAAAAAGGAATATGGACAATGAACAAATCAACCGAACAAGTAATTTTTGAAATGTTAACCGATAACACTGGCACACATATGCTGGACAGCGGCGGCGATAATGGACGCAACTGGCAACGTAACCAAGGCTTGACCATTGATGATTTTAGGAATGAGCCACCCGCAACGCTTAACTTTTACACGCGGGAAAATGACAAAGGCGAAATCATCAGCGCGGAACCTGAGTTGAGCGTTTCAGTATTTCACAAGCTAACAAGCGGGATCATAGAACAGGATGAATTATGCCGCGAATTTAACGCAATGCCTTGTGATGATTGGGATGGCGAATTTTATGGAACAAGCAACAGACAGCATCAATGGCTTGCCGTTAATGGTTTTTTGAACAACTCAGAAAATGAACGCAGAACATGGAACACTTATAATTGGGATAATCAGTTTAGCCAAGTTTTGCAGGGTACTGATTTAGAAAACGACAACGGCGAACAATATGTTCTGATCCAAATTCACGGCGGCGCGGATGTTCGCGGCGGTTATACTGATGCAAAGCTTTTTAAAATGGCCGATCATTGCGAGCATTACGCGGTTGTTTTAGATGATTGCGGGTTTGGCATCAGAAACCCTGACATTGACGGCGAAACGCCTGATATATTCACAGGCCAGCCGCATCAGGATTTTATAACCTTGGATCATCGTGGCGGCGGCGAATGGACTGATAATGATGGCAGCCTAGCTGATGACGATATGTTTATTCAATTTGCCAAGCTTGCCGCTGGCAAGCCTATAGCTGGCGATCAATTCAACGACTTCTAAACAGGCCGAAACGCGGTGCAAGCCGCGTCTAGCGATTGTTTCGCTACTGATGAGGCCATCAGCTAACACTAGCAAAGGGAATATAAGACAATGGCAAAATATAATGGTTACACAAGTTGGAACGCTTGGAACGTATCGCTTTGGATAAATAACGATGAATACCTTTACAACATGGCAAGAGATACCGTCAAAAGTTTGGGTTATGTGCGTGGATTGAAGGCTCTTGTCACGCAATTGGAAGGTGACAAAACGCCGGATGGTGCAATCTATAACCGCACCGGAATCAAGCAAGCAATACAAGAGATAGTTTGATGGCTGAGAAACTTTTAAACGGTTTTTATATGATAATCACAATCTTAATAATAATGGGTTTCATAGATTGGTTGTGGTTGTTTGGAATCGAAAGCAGCCAAAGCTACACTTGGTACGCTGTAATGGCTCACTTTGCGAAATAGGCTAACGACTACCCATTGACGGGCAAAGGCCTGTCAGTGGGCTTTAAATCGCCAGCAATGGCATAACACTAGCAGAGAGGTAACAGAGAAATGTATACAGTAAATCAAAACGGAATTTATCACATCCAAAAATGGATTGATGAAAACCAAGATTATAACCCACGGGTTTTTGACTTATGGGCTAACGGCATAGCGTCAGAAATAAATCGTTGCGCAAGCTTAGACGATGACTTGCAGAGAAACGGAGAGTTTATTTTTGAGGTAGGGCTGCGTGATGCGCGTGGGTATGTAATGACAATATCATTAGATGAAAACCATTTTAAACTTAACTAGCAAAAGAGAGAGGGCAAATCATGTCTAAGAAAGTAAATCACTCGTTATCTAATAAACTTATCAGTAGGTTTATATCAAATGAAGAAGCTACAAAGCGTAAGGAAGATAGGATAATACAAAGCCTATCGCCTGATATTGGCACGTTACGTCTAACTTACACCATGATTAACAAACATATCATTGATGCAAATGCCAGCATCCGAAGGCTTGCGCTATTGCTTGGCGTTGATATGGAAACAATGACCAATGGCGATAAAGTGACGATACAAGGCGAATATGACGATGGAACGCCATGCAATGTAAATTTTTATCGCACTAGGATGCGTTCAGATAGGCGAGTTAGTCTATCAGGCATTAAGAAGCAAGCGCAAAGTGGTGATCTATTAGCCTTGTCTTACAAGAGAAACGAGCAAGGCGAATACATACTAATCATTAACGTAACAGCGGCAGCACATTGTCGCGTAACTCAAGTTAGCTAGCAAAAGAGAAAGGGATAAAACAATGGTAATAGAATTTGATATTGATGACGTTTTGTTTATGTCAAACACGGCTTGCCAAAACTTTTATAATGAACAGAGAGAAAGGTTTGAACATTACAAAAGTAATATAAGAATGTTGCCAGATAGACCAACAGCAACGGCATCTACTAACGAGGGCACTATGTTTTTCTATGATAGCCAAGTTTCTGCCTTGATAGCTTACAAAGTTATCAGTGAAAGAGAAAGTGCCGCATTGCTTTGGGATTTAGTAGGCGAAGAATGGGTTGTGGCTTGCTCAATGGATTGGAAGCAATACATGGAAAGCAGAAGTGCTGCGTAAAGAGAGAGGGCAAAACAATGATTAACGCAATATTCAAATTAAGAGACAAGTCTCAAACAAATTTAGGATGGGAATACATTAAGATTGTTGATCGATATTGTTATGGCTGGGAAGAAGTGCCAGCAGAAAACACATATCACAAAAAAGCTTGGACAATGAAAAAGTTTACCTTTGTCATTTTGGGCTGGGATACAGACAAACCAAAAGATATGCACCCAATAACTGAAGATGAGATGGAAGACTTATGGATGAATTATGATTTTGTTGAAATGGAAAACTAAAAGAGAAACCGCCAAAGCATTGCGCTATGGCGGCTCTCACTTTCACACTAGCAAAACATGAAAGGTGCGTTCCTAAAAAACCCCTAATAGGAATAGAAAGGATTATAACATGGATTCAAAAACTTTCAAGTTAGAAAGATTACAACTTGGCCTTAGTCAAACTGACATGGCTACGAGGCTAGGCGTTTGCCTCAGAACAATAGGTTATTACGAGGCTGGCGAGAAACCAATACCAGACTCAATCAGGCTTCTACATAACTGCTTAAAGAGAAAGGTCATCTTAGAAAAAGATATTGAACTAGCAAAAGAGAGAGGGTAGCACAAGCTAGTTGTACAACAAAAACTAGCCTAGTCTATAAGCTGGGCTAGTTTTCTTTTTTTATATATCAATTCTTTTCTAGTTTTGAGCCGAAGCTAGTTAAAGACTAGACTAGTGTTAAACGAGCAAGCTCGATTTTATCGACTCAATTTTTCTTGTCAACCCCATAAGATTCCCTCACCACTTGAATCCAAGTTGATAGTGACATTTCTGCAACAAGTCGTGGGTCATAAGAGAAAGAACGGCACACTGCCATCAGTTGTATTACGCAGCGGATTGGCCTGTTGTTAAACTTGTATATCAGCACTGGGAACCTATCGCCTGATGCCTCGCAAGCCTGTTCCCACCAAGCTTGCTTGTAGCTGCCACCAGAGGCCCAAGCCTTACACTCAATAGACCAGCCTGGGATTACAATGTCAGCCTCACCTTTCACTTGGTATTGAGAGAGGTTGCGCTTTGGTAACTCAGGCAATGACTCGCCAAGGTGGTCTTTGATATAGTTTACAATCTGACGCTCAAACGCTGCACCTTTCTGTCTGCTATCTGTCATTTGCCATCGCCTTTATTGCTATGAATATCTCTGCTACTACTTGTGGCAAAACGCTATTTCCTAATGATTTAATTCTGTCCATCCGATTGGAAACCCCATCAAGTGTTCTACAAATGTTGGATTCAGTTGCCCAGATGTGTGGCTCACCGATTGTGAAAGCATTATCTGCTTGCCTTTCTGTTTCCTTCTCTTGACTACTGGACCGCTCAAATTTCCTCTGTCTCTGTTGTCGCTGGCCTGTGGTGTTGGAAAAAACTTCGGCGTGTGCTTTACTTGATCTACCAAAGTAATCATGCTCTCGCCTGTTTTTAGGCACTTCTCGTAATGATCCTTGCTTTTTGGCCCTTGACTCCCATTCGCCGCTGCTGGTGTGCGCCACAATCCAGACTCTATCTCTCCTGTGTTTCGCATCTTTGGCACAAGCTGGAATAACAAACGCCCTTGCGGTGTAGTCCTCTGCCGCCAGGTCAGATAGCACAGTGTCGAGGCCCAAGGTGATGTGACCAGCAACATTCTCTCCAATAACGAATCTTGGCCTTGCAGCTTGGATAATTCGTAACATCTCAGGCCAGAGGTGACGGTCATCTTCCTGTCCTTTTCTGCTTCCTGCAAGACTAAATCCTTGGCAGGGGTATCCGCCACAGACGACATCAACCAATCCTCTATATCCATCTGCCTCATCTGCTAGTCTCCTTACATCATTATGCACAGGCACATCAGGCCAATGCCTCTTCAATACCTTCTGACAGTATGGGTCAATCTCGCAAAACGCTACAGTTTCAAAACCGCCAACCAAGCGTTCAGCCGCATAACTAAAACCGCCAATACCAGAGAATAAATCAAGAATTTTTAGGGTCATTTTGTTTCTGTTTCAAAACGCTTTTGGCTGGGTTTTTTTTGCGTATGACACGACCAAGATTATCAAAATGTATACTTATATGTGGAACCTTTAAAGCCTCTTTGATTTCCTCAATTGTAGGCACTTTATAATTATCTTTTCTGCCCATGATTATCCCCGTAAACTAAATGACAAACTTTACATTCCAAAGCACCATCAAGAAAGGTATCGCACCTTACGCAGTTACCATTCGCTAACCGCCTTGCAAACAAACCATCACCTACTTGAATGTCAGTAGAAACCTCGCCAGTGCCATCACAATGCTCGCAGTCTTCTGGCACAACTTCACTTGGGTCAAAATAATCTCTGACATACCGAAAGCCTTTACCTCGACACTTTCGACATGGCTTCTGTAAAAAAGTCATTGGGCTTTACCTCACCGTTTGATGCTAAAATAATCCTACGCAAAACCTCTGGACTTGGATAGCGTCTGTTTGCTACAAAATGAGACACTGCTGATCTAGTGATCCCACAACGTCTAGCAAACTTGCTTTGCGTTATCTTGTTGATTTTAAGATATTCTTTCAATGTCATAACATAAACCAAACTTTACTGTTGACTGATTGTAACATTCTGTTACTCTATCAACCATAGCAAAACAGTCAAGGTAAATAATATGCAAAATATACCAGCTAGGTTTAAAGAGATGGGCCTGACCCATCTATCAGCATCGTCAGGAACAGAAGAGAAATACCTTTTGGTTCTTAAATATTTCTTACGTCACAATCACAATATGCAGTTCCCAGGTTCAGCGAGAATGGTAACAGGCTCCATTGTCCAAGAGGGAAGTGACTGCATACTAGGATTGCATAACTTTGATCCAGAGAAGGGGCAACAAGAGGGCATGGACGTTGCAGAGGCAACGAGGCACATGATGTCTTTGTATGATGAATATACCCCTCGTTCTTTCGATGATGGCAAGGATCAAGAAGACTATGAAGCATTTAGAGATTACTTGTCAGATATGCTTGGCAACGCTGTTGCTGCTGTAAAAGAGTGGAGCAATCGCAACGGCATCAATCAGTTGAACGGTGAGCATAAGACTTGGCATCACGATCCAAGGGTTGAAGTTCCGATTATGCTTTTCCGTGACTATTACGGTGGCAACTTTCAAGCAGACTTGAAATGCAAACTACCACAAAGAAATCCCCTCAAAAAAGATGGCACAAGAACATGGCGTGTTCCTAAACCAGACGTTCAACCCACATGGCAGAACATCTGGCAACAGTCTGTCTATTACAAAGCCACAGGCGAAAAGCCATCGCTTCTTCATGTCACTGCATCAGGGTTCCATATCTGGGATGAAACAAACTGTGAGGCTCTTACAGAAGATAATCTTGCAGAAACTTACAAGGATGTTGTTCGCAGTTGGGTTATTACAGAAAACCTATTCAAAGCAGCTAATGGAAATTGGAACACGTTATTTGGTTTGGTTCAGCCAGATTTCATGGAAATAGAAAGAAGACATGGGCCAGACATACTAGCACTAGCAAAGGGAGCATGGAAATGATTACGATACAAGACTCAGATGATATGTTTGATTTATTCTATACACCGCCGCACAAGTTGGTCAGGCGAGACGATCCAGCGACAAGTCATGAGGCTGCTGAGAGCGTTGACACAAGCCACATGGAGCAAGTCGTTCTTGAGGCCATACAAGACTTTGGTTCAGATGGTTGTATATCCGATCAGGTTTTAGCAAAGCTATCGCATCACGGCTACAGCACAGTAACCGCTAGATACAAGCAGTTAAAAGAAAAAGGGCTGGTGAAGGTTGATGACCGCAAGCGTAAGGGCAAGTCAGGCCGTGGTCAGTTGGTGATGTGGGCAACAGAATTTTATGTGGAGGAAGAGGATGGGTAGACCAAAAGGCGTAAAAAACAAATCAAACGCAAATCAAATGATAACTCTCAAGCTCACTAAGCAAGAGTTCTGTTTGTTGACACAGTGGAGCAGACATCATTTTTGGGAAGACACAGAGTCTTTTACAGATGATATAAATATTGATGAGTTGCTTGGCTGGTCAAGAAGCTGCTTGCTTATGGCAAGGCTGAAAGCTGTTGCAGATGATCATGGTATTCACTTTGGTTTGGATGATTTCCCAACAGAAGATTCTGCACCGGCTGCGCATAAAACCGAAAGAGTTACTCAAATGTTTGTTGATCAATATACAGCTAACGTTGCAATGCTGGCTAAACAAAAGGCAAAAGAAAATGGATGAAGAAACACAACAGCGCATTGATATGATGCAAATGAAAGTCGATGAGTTAGAGGCAAAAGTGCTAGAGCAAATGGTTGCTTTTACTACGGCTATGAAGCTAATCGCAGACTTGATGGAGGAAAAAGATGGGGGAAAATAGCTTTTCAAGCACCATGGGTTTCGTCAATGAGTTGAATAAATCTCATGGCGTTAATCAAAGAGGCGGTAAAAAATACACTCAAGTCGTACACCGCATGGAAGCGTTCAGACGTTTTCACGGTTTAGATTATGGCGTGGATACTAATGTTCTTGTTGATGATGGACACAGGGTTGTCATCAAAGCTACACTGACAAATTCTGATGGTGTTCAGATAGGGTCTGGTATGGCAGAAGAAATAAGAGGCCAAGGCCATGTCAACACTACGTCAGCATTGGAGAATTGTGAGACAAGCGCGGTGGGCAGAGCGTTAGCATCTATAGGTTTAGCTGGGGGCGAGTATGCTTCTGCCAATGAAATCGATGCCGTTCAACGTAAAACTGAGGCGAAAGCAGAAATCAAAGCTGAGAACAATGGTGCAGACGATAGCGGTTTTGATCCTTTGGAACAGGAAGCTAGGGATTTCTGGCGTGAGGTTGCCATGAAGACCGCCAGAGAAAACATGAAAACCCAAAAACAATACCTTGACTACACAAGGAGTGGTCACTTTGGCTCACAAATACAAAAGTTTTTAGAAACTGAAACTTACAAAACTAAAATAGCACCTTGCCTTCAAGCTGCACAGAAAAGATTAGGAGTGTAAAATGCCTAGAGAACCGTGGAAATATAATGGTGAACTGCAAAGTCCAGATAAAGATTTTGAGTTGGTTCCAGTTTTATCAATTAAACTTTGGCAAAACGATAAGAACAAGGATGGTCAGCCTGATTACAGCAATGGCAACATGAGGCTGTATAACCCAAAACTAAAAGAGCGAGTTGATCTTGTGTCTCTTTCTTCAGACAACACTTACTCTGGTTCTGTTTTCATAAACGATGACGGAACTTGTAGCTTCACCGTCCGACAAAGAGTACCCAAAAACTATTCTGACTCTATTACAGATGGCGTAAAACAAGAGGGGTTGAAGCCACTAGCCCAAGCGGTAGAGAATAAACACTACCCAGAAGGCCATCAGGAAGCCCCACAACAGGCTCAAGAGAAGATGCCTTGGGAGTAAGGCGTAAAAAATCCAGACCCCACCCTACGGCCTTTGTAGAGCGATTTAGCGTTTATTGCGAAATGTGCAACAAAGAAATGTCTTTAGAGAGTGGGTACTGGATTATAAATGGATTAGGGGAGTTGTTGTGTCATGGCACAAACGGTTGTTCAGTTAAAAGACAAAGTTCCGATAGAGGAAGCGAGGCTGGTAGCACCTGACTACTACGAAGCCCTGATACTTGAGGGCTGGGGTTTGTGTAGAATACTTAAAGAACATGGTTACGAGCCGCACAGGGCAAAGTATATCATACCCCTCAAAGGAGAAGAGAAAGGTTGGTATGCGAGTGAGCCACACGTTATTGAGTGCTTGGCTCACTACATATCAAACGGTGGAGAGCCTTTGTACTAACGCTTCTTCTTAGGCTTCTTCCCAGCTTTCTTCATGCTGATAGCTGTTGCTGCTTGTTTCTTCATTTTGGCAGACTTCATGCCGCCACCTGATTTTTTACCGTACATTATTTCTTCCTCTTCTTAGATGCCATGATTTTCTTTTGCAGTGCTGGCGGCAAAGTCTTTTGCTTGGCTGTCAGCATACCGTTGCCGTTCTTCTTCATGCCCTTCTTCTTCATACCTGACATTATGCTTTCCTCTTCTTTGCTTTGTTGCGCTTTGATATTGCAGTCGCCTTCGACTTTGCATCAGCCTTGCTGCTTGCACCCCATGCCCTGAGAGACAGGAGTAACCTAGTAGGTTTCCCATTTTTATACTCTGGCCCCCTCATGTTTCCCATACGAGCTAGGAAACTAGCCCTTCTAGGGTTGTCACCTTTTTTAACAGGTGCCTTTAGATTCATGCCCTGCCGCCTAGCAGACGCACGACCCCTAGCGTTCAAGCCACCCTTGGGGTTCTTGCCAGCTTTTCGTTGCCATGCTGGTGTCTTAGCCATCTGCCAATGCTCTCATCCGATCTACTAAACGTCTAGCCCTGTTGGGAACCTGAGTGTACCACCGCGAGTCTACCATTTCATCTGCCGCCTTGTCCCAATCCCTTGCGTCAACTCCAGCTTTCATGCCTTTGAACTTGCTGAGTCTTGGTCTGCCCATGTTGAACATCATATTAGCTATAATGTGCTGACATTCTTCTGGCAGATCGTCAAAGTCAGGGTACAATACTTTGCACTCATCTATTGTCACAGACATATCCAGTGCAAACAATTTTTTAACACGCTCTTGCTCAACTGTTGTTCCAACAGGTTTGCCATGCTCTTCATCATTTTCGGTAATCAAATGACCAATGCCGCAAGTAGGCAAGCCAAGGTGATCTAAATACACCTCGTACTTACAGCCCTCATCCTCGGCTATCTCTTCTCTGAGTCTATCTTTGTTCATCTGCTTTTCTTTGCTTTTGCTTGTGCAGTTTTAGACAAGTTTTTGAAATGAAACAAACGCTTGGATGTCTTGCCATGTGATTTACCAGAATGTAACTGACCGTTGGGCATCTTGTGTGTGCCGCCTTTATGCAAAGTTCCATCTCTAAAATAATGCTTTACGCCTTTAGCCATTACTTTTTCCTTCTCTTTGCAGTTGTTTTCTTCTCCTTGCTACCTCCGCGCAACAAATCCGAATCAGCTTTTCTTGCACCACCCTTGCCAGAAACAAAAGACTTTACCCTACCCATAGCCCACTGATGTGCTGATACTTTTGGTCTAGACCCTGATGAATAGTAAGCACCCAGCCCACGTTTATAGACCTTATTAAGAGTTGTTTTGGAATAGCGTGATGCACCTGAAATGCTTGCAAACCTTGACATTATCCGCGACTCCTCTGCTTGCTAATCCTATCCATCATAGCTGGTGTGAGCCTGCCTTGTCTATATAGTTTGGCAGTGCGCTTAATCTCTGCCTCTCGTTTCTTAGGGTTTTTTGCCCCACGCACATACTTCTTTGGTACACCGCCTTTTGTTTTAGGAACCTTTGCAAACTTACGTTTCATCGTTTTTTCCTCTTGGCTTGCTTAAAATTCTTTTTAGTTGGCGCACCCTTTTGACCAGGCTTACGCATCTTCTCGCCACTGCCAGCCTTTATTCTTTTGCGTTTAGCATGGATGTTTCTGTACAAACTCATTTGGTCAAACCCCTCTGCTTTTCGTATGTCCTGAGTCCACCAATCCCAAGCATACCGCCGAGAACTGTAAGCAACGTACCCATATCAAACTCAGGCAACTCTGGTAATTCATACCCAGCGAATGATGCTCCAAATATAATTAAGTCTTTAATTATAAAATGGTACGCAAAAGCAAAAGCGCACACCCAGCCCACAGCAGGACGCCATCCCCCTTTGAAAATAGAACCGCTAGCCGCCTCTGCTTTATTTATTTCCAACTGAGCAAGTAAAGCTTCCTGTGCGTGTTTCTCACTCATGGTAGCAATTTCGTGTGCTAGCTTTGCCTTCTGGTCTTTGTCCTCAATAAACTTGTCAAGAAGACCTGATACTGGGCCAATCAATGCTTGGATCATTTGCACTCATCCTTTCCAGCGCAGTCTGTTGGAAAACAATGCGCTTTTAACTGGTAATATTCATTATCATATGTTGCTTTCCACATAGTTTCATCAACAAGATATAAACATTGTTCTTCAGTCATGGCTTGTTGCAAAACAATTTGATTGCCAATGTAATGCCAGTCGTTTCCATCATTGCCCCACATAGTAATAACCAAAACAAATGTTTCAATCATTCTATTATCCTAACAATATAGTTTGAACCATCATCATTCTTCTCAATGACAACAGTTTTGTTCTCGCATGAGTACCTGACGGACTGACTTTTCTTATAGAGATTACGCTCAATCGTACGCTTTGCTTTGAGACATTTGCTGATCTGTTCAAACGCCGTATGCTCCGCGACAGAGCCGGACATATACAAGATCAATGTGATTGTCTCAGTCACCATCGCGTCCGTTCCTCAGCTTTTCTATCTGTTCCTCAATGTTGCTGATCCTCTTTGAAAGAAACGATAGTGTCAGTGCTTGCTGTTGATCGTGTGGTAGTTTTCCAGAGTCGGCCTGATCTTGCAGCTTTGCAAGTTGATCAGCCAGATGCTCAATGAGCATAAACTGTTCGTTATCCGCTGGAAGGCTGCCCATCTCGCCGCGAGGCCACTTGATTCTGAACTCTGTGTTCTGACCGAGATCGGCTTCCATCAAAATTATTTTGTTGTCGATAGAATTAAGACGCTCGACCAGTGAAAAATAAGCCCAAGTTCCTACCGTCGCGGCAGTAACCAGCCCAATCAAATTCCTGATTGGCATAGCCAGTTCAGTGTTTTCATTGAGCTTGGTTGCCATCATCTACCCAAATAAAAATCCGCAAAAGAACGAAAAAAGCCATAGAGGTGGTAAAAGGTAAAGCATCACTCAACACCCATTACACGAGACAGGCCAAACACCTCCATGAGCATAAACGTGAAAAACAAAAGCAAAACACCGCCAGCAATTAGCTTGCCTGAAAAGTTAGTTGAGCCAATCTTAATAGCTACAAACTCATTGCCCAATATTCGCAACACCAGTTCAAAACTATTTTCACCTAATGTTACAGATATTGGCTTTTTCTTTTCATCAGTCATGCCTAATCCTTTTTGTGTTCGTGACCCATCCAAATCCCAAACACGCCCGTCATCACGCCCATCACAACACTAACAAAAGCTGACTGTGATGCTGTCGGATCATCAAGAGACATAAACCATTCGGCACAACGCCATGACATAACCGTGCTAGCCAGCATCATAAACCTTGGCAGAACTTTCCATTTCAAGAACTGTTCTACTGTAATCATAGCCATCTCCATTGATGCCACGAGCTATAGTCATAAACATGACGACAAAGAAAAACACAGCTACGAGGAGTACACAGAAGATGATCGCACAACTTTTAATTGTCTCTGCCACTTCTTGTTGCCGTCGGGCCGCTTCAACTTGTGCTTTCTTTTTCGCTTCCTTCTGTTCCCTGAGTTTCTGATTATGATGGTTAAGTATCTCCTGCCAGGTACTCGGCTGGTCTGCCGGTTTCGGCCAGCGCATATTTATCATGGTGGCGATCTCTTGCATTTGCTCGTTTAAACGCTTCGCCTCTAATACAGCGTCAATTGAACTACGGATGCCTATGTCTGTGCCAACTCCGGCTTGTTTATTTCGCTCCTCGTTTAGTTTCTGTTGTGCGGAGAAGAGGGTGCTTATCTGATCCCCGATTTCAGCCACCGATTGAACGTCATTTATTCTGGCTTTGATGAAACCGATTGCGTTTGAGGCCGCAGTTACCGCAGCGATTGCCGTGGTAATTGGTTCCATCTATTTTTTGGCAGTCTTCTTCGGACGACCCTTTTTCTTCACGGCAACCGTAGGCTCAACCTTCTCCTTTGCCTTGGGCCGCAGCTTTGGGTTTAAGTCGTATAACGTCGGCATAAAAAGCCTCCCTATTTTATGAAACCATTTTTTGAATTTTTTAAACATGCGTCTGGCTCTATTCATCAACCGGCCTCAAGAGCAGTAATACGCGCTTCTAATTCTTGAATAGTTTTTACAAGCAGAGGCACAAGTTTTGCTTGGTCTATACCTTGAGGAATAATCCTCGTTTGCTCTTTTCCATCATCGTCAGTATATTTTTCAGTTGCATCTTTAGTGCCACTAACAGCTTCTGGAACAATGGTTTGAACTTCGTGTGCTAGAAACCCATCCACTGTGGTATCTGCGTCAGCAATAAAGTTGAACCTAGCTGGCTTGAGCTGTTTAAGGCGAGCAGTAGCATCCCAAGTGTAAGACACATTTTCTTTTAATCTGTAGTCAGACGAGGTGAGAAATGACGTGGCTGATAAACTTGTCTGAACAGAGCCTACAATATTCCCAGCACGATACATGAGAATGTGATAGTCTGTTGACGCACTCGACCTCGTGTTAACGACCGACATTGGATTTTCAGAAGATGTATCTGCTTCAACAACAAAATTAGAAGTTCCTGTCCTGCTAGAAGTGTGAACTAACAAAGCACCACTAGAATCAATCGTCATACGAACATCATTATTCGCACGAAATGTCATATCATTATCAGCATGAGAATACCGAATACCAGCTATGTCAGAATCAGCCGTATCGCCCATGTCAATAATTGATGTGCCAGAAGTACCAGAAATTATTTCCATTCGCGCACTGCCACTATCAACAATGGATAAAAGTTGTGATGGGGAAGCTGTACCAATCCCAACTCTATTATTTGAACTATCAACGTGCAGTGTGGTTGTATCTACGGTTAAATCACTTGGCATAGAAACATCACCGCTAAATGAAGGTGAGGTTAGTGTTTTGTTTGTCAGCGTCTGCGTTGCTACTGTGCTGACCAGCTCACCATCGCCGCCGGGCGGCAGTGTTAATGTGTTTGTGACACTAGCAGAATGTGGTTGTGCTTTGACTGTTTGACCATGACTGTTGCTCTCGCAGTTGAATACTACGGTGCCAGGATTGGTGTTGCCTTTGACAACGACATTTCCAGTACCATTGGCTGTAAGGTCTATCGTGCCATTGGTGTTGGTTGATGTAAGAGCGTTGCCATCTAACTTGAGGTTATCAACCCGAAGGTCTGTTACTGCACTGTTTGTTCCAATTGTAACAGCATCAATAGCACCGCCATCTATGTTGACCGAGTTGTTAGCCTGAGTTGCTATAGTGCCGAGGCCGAGATTGGTTCGAGCTGTGCCAGCATTTGCAAGATCACTAAGATTATTAGATGCAAGAAGGTCACCAGCCCCCGAGCCAGATGGCCCTTGTGGACCTTGTGGGCCGGTTGCCCCAGTAGCTCCCGTAGGAATACCAAATGTAAAATTAAATTGACCGGCTGAAGAACTGCCAGCATTGGCAACAGCAGCAGTTGCAGATGAACCGGCTGACAAAGTGTTTGCAGTAACAGAACCTACAGCGATAGACGCTGCTGAACCAGCAGACCCATCAGCACCAGAATATGCAAATGATACTTGTATTCCATCAGTGTTACTAAAAGAACCATTCGACACAACATGGGTTACTGGCACTTTTGAATATCCAGAAGCGTTTGTAACGGCACCGCTAACCTTGAACAAACCATAGACGCTTGGATCAGTTTCTTTAACAATCAACAAGATACCACGTGCAGTCGTGTTAGTTACATCATCCCAGCTTTGTATAAATGAACTTACTGTTGCGCTGTTATCATCAACATCATCAAAATAAATTTCTGTAACTGAACTTACAGTGCCATTGTTAAAAGCAACTTTTCCTGCACCTGGGTCTGCATCTGACGTGCTATTACTAAATGTCATAGCAAGACCAGTGTTTTTGCCAGCAGCACCGGCAGAACCTGTCGAGCCAGTTGCGCCAGTGTTTCCAGTAACTAGACCAAACGCCAAGGCAAGCGCACCAGAACTAGCTGTGTAGGTTGCAGAAGCCGTAGGAGAGCCGCCAGCAGATACAGCCGACACAGATGCCGTAACAGTATCTACCTTGCCCTCAGTGACCGTTAAATCGCCACTACCGTCAAAACTAAGAAGCTTGTTCGCTCTGTCAGCGGCAGACGTAGTAAACTCAGATGTCGCAATTATGTTGGTCTTTGATACTTTTAAAGATCGCCCTATCTCTTCTTCAAGCTCTTGTACGATAAATGTCAGTTTATCAAGGGCGTTTTCATGCGTCTCTGCTGGGAATGGGTCATTTGCAACATAGTCTGTTAGCTGCGTTCTTGCTGTTGTGCGTAACAAAACAACTGTCTCACCGCTTGCTGGTATATTGCCTGATGTAAAAACAACATTACCACCACTTGAGTTTCCCACATTTGTAACAGTGTAATGAGTTGTTTTTGTTTTGACAGTTTCCGCACCAGTAGAATCTGTACGAATAATGACTGTGATATCATCATCGTCAAATATCTTAAAACCATAGGCAAACGTGTCGTTACTGGCGTTGCCACTGTAACTGTTTCTGGTGGTTGCGCTACTAACTGTCATTTTTCAATCTCCAACAGTGCTTATACAGCATTTTATGCCTTTATAAAAGACTTGTTAATTCTCACCTTTGTCAAAGTAGTTATCTAATGAATATTTAGCTATCTGTATCATGGTGTTATATGCTTGATCTATAAGTTGTCGTTTTTCAACTTTGTTTATTTTTGGATTTAGATGAATTGTTCTTATTAATTGTCTTGTATTTTTCATAGCTTCACCAGCAGCTAAAAGTTGAAGGAGGTCTAAATCAGATGTAGCCAACAATTCTTTTACATCGTTTTGACGTTGTTCACGTTGAAGTTTTTTTAATGTAAGTACCAAACCTTCTGCTTTTCGATATTTAAGGTAAAATCGTTGTATAAACTCAGATGATCCAGTAGGGTTTCGTATTGTAAACGCCTTGATAACAGGTAAATCCTCAAACATTTTAAGAGGCTGTTCTGGTGATTTTACAACACCAGTTCCAATTAATGCCTTATCAGCAACTTGCACCGCATATCTACCTAAAGTGCCTGACCAATTTGCTATGAGTTGATCTATTTTTGCTGGTCTTCCCATATATCCACCAGTTAATTCTGATATTGTTTTGCCCAGAAGTTTTGCTGTTTCACTTGTGTATTCATTGTACGCATATTGAGGCAACATTTTCTCTGTGCCATAAGGTATTATTGGAAGGTTGTTAAATAAGTTTTTGTTTGAGAAAGATTCTACAAGCGGCTTTGCAAAATCAGGCACAGGCGCAAGCCCAGATAAATTGCTTGTGAAAAGTTCTTTAACAAACTTTATAAGTTCCTCACCCCTTTCGTTGTAAGCCCAATCTAATGCCCTTTCTGGAAGTGTGCCAAATATTAAGCCTGGCTCAAATGGCTTTGGTATTCTGTAAATTGTATAATCGTTGTCATCTTCTACCATAGAGTCACCTATGCCCATTTCTGGCGTAATAACAATCCAAAACAAATCTTTTTGCCAAGCTGGAAGTTGTTGATAACGAGGGTCATCATGGTTGACATACCAGAGGCCAATACTGGGCAAGGTGATATACTTAAATATTTGGTAACTTGTGTATGCTGGCTTTTCCTTAAATGCCTGATATAGTCGTGCGTATCCTTGCAAACGTGCGTTAAAAAAAGCGGATATTTGATTTATCATTTGAACTTTCGTGCCAATTTTAGCAAAATCAATAGTTAAATCACGGCTTTCAAAACCAGAACGCTCTATAATATCTCTGTCAGAAAATTGTTCGTTACGTCTGCTTAGATGCTTGTGAGACAGTTTGTAGTTACCAATTCTTGAAGTGCTTTCAAATAACTCTGCTGTTATACGCAACATTTCCAGTGGATTGCTTATTTGGTTGCGAACCTTACCGCCGATCAAAAAATCTTTTACATTCTTTTGTAGATAAGTCCTGTCCATACTTATCATCATGGATTGCATTGCACCTGATTTTGTCCATTCTTGGTACAACTTGTCAGATTTCAGCATGTGCCAAAACCCTTGCGTTGAATGAACAAACGGTATGAAACCTTTGTCCGACATAATTGCAGATGTTACCGTGTCTCTGTTAAAGTTACGCAGCATAAAATCTGGGGCTAAAGTTGCACCAGCCCTTAACAACCTTGATGGCACAGACAAAAACTTTACAATTAGACCTGCCTCGTATCTGTTGGTGTTCTTAAATGCCTGTGCTAATTCTGGCCCTACTTCCCACACCTCTCTTTTGCCATTCCTGTAAATGGCTATCTGTCTATCATTTACTATTCCATGCTCACGCCTAAATACCGTGATGCCTTCGGCAAACTCTGGCCTGATAGGAGAATCAAAAGCCTCTGCCATTTCTTTGGCTTCTACTTTTGTTGTTTTCACTCTTCCCAGCACTTTTGAGATTTCTGGGAAAATTTCTGGTCTTTGCTCAACCATCTCAATAAAATCAACAAATGACTTGTTTCTTTCAGCTATGGTCATGTGATGAATAACATTCCCATAGATGCTTTGTATTGGATCTAAAATCTGACGCTCAGACCCAACTAGCCGTCTGTATGGATTTTTTACAGATCTGCCAAATTCATTGCTGCCTTTGACAAGCGGCTCTTCTAAAACCCTGTAGAATGGAACATAGTCTTTGTTGGCTTCAAGCATGAGGTTGGCGTCTTTTCTGCTTATAACGCCGCTGTCAACCATGTAGTCCACTATCCTTGTTTGTAACTCAACGACTTCTTTGGCTATGCCCCCATACTTGCCTTGAAGTTCTGTAACAACAGTGCGCGACTCTGGCAAAGGTATGCCATGTTTTCTGCCTTGGCTTTCAAGTTCCAAAGCGCGTTTTGCAACTAAAAAACTTCTTAACTCCGCAATATCCTTTGTGTTTTTAATTGGATCAAAAACTTCTTTTAGCGATTTCCCATTTGTTTTCAATGTTTTAAAATCAAGAGTGCCAAAGCGAATTGCGTGCATCCCTCTGCCAATCATTCCCGGCTGTATTCTTGCCGATAGATATGGGTTCATAGCACTGTCAAATTTACCGCCAGCCTCTTCAAATCTTCTTACTGCGTTTAAGATAGGGTGTAGTTTGTCTATATATTGAGTTACAAACTGACTCCTAAAATCTTTTAACTTGCCACCAAAATACCCTGTGCTAGGCGGCTCAACTTGAACTCGGCTGTTAATGGCGTTGACCGCATCAGAAAGCACCTCTGGTGCTACAGGCTCTGCAACAGGCTCTGGTTTTGTAGGCTCTATAGCTTCTGGTCTTTTGGGTTCGGGAACCTTTGGGGCAGATGCCTCAACAAATGGTTCCATGGCTTCTATCGGTTCTGTCTTATCTCTAAATTCTTTTATGTTTGTGCTTGCAACATCTTCCATTTTTCGCGGGTCTGAAATAACTTCTGCTACAACTTCTGATGGTGTCTTGTTGCTTTCCTTGCTGCGTTTAAGAACCATCTCCCTTCCCTTAACAGCACCTTCAACACCAGCAAAAGTTCCAAGCACAAGCGCGGTATTTATAAGCTCATCAGAAGTTGGCATTTTGCCTTCAAGCAAAGCACCCATTCCTGTGAAAGCAACATATTGAGTCGCATAATTGCCAATAATGGAGTTTTTAACACCAAGCGTTTTTGGCAATCCCATAGCAGTTCCCAAAGTGACTCCTGATTTTACACCTTCTTTAAAACCATGATCTACAAATATTCCCCACCACTCCTTAAAATTTTTTACCTCGCCTTTTTGCAACGCTTCTATATACATTGTTTTGATGGAGTCATTAGTAAATCCAGCAGCAAATCCAGTAGCATAAGGATTACCCCCACTAAGTCTGTTGCCTACAAAACCACCAGCCAAAAAACTAGGCAAGTCAGCCCCAATTGCTGAAATGCTTTCCCACCACCTTTCTATGTGTCCAGTATCTTCTGGCTCTGGCATAAGAGCGTCTTCTGCTGATGCAGCAGTCGGAATATTTACGCCAGCATGGTACTGCAATGCTAGGTTTATATTTGACTTACCAATGCCTCTGGCCCAGTATTCTCCAAACTCAGCGTCACTGCCTACTGCCCATTTCTTAACTTTTTGTACGTCTTGTTTTACTTTTTCTCCTGCTTCCTCAAGTGTTTCTAGCGGTACGCCCATAACTTCAATTTCAGCCTCTAAAGTATCTTTGTTGAAATGTGTTCTAGTTTCTTCACTAATGCTTTGCCAATATTCTTGAATGGGCTGTATTAAACTTGGCTTATCATTCCTTGTAATTCCGACGTAATCATTGATTTCATCATTATCAAAGCCAGCAGCCACTAACTCAGAAACACTATTTTTAGTATGTTGATTTATCTCTTCTTCGCTAAATCCAGCAGCCTTAAGAGTTTCAATAGTTGAGCCAAATTCAGACATTTTAATCAGCCTCAAGCATCATCTGTTCAAACAACTTTTGTTTACCACTTGTTACATATAACTTGTATCTGTCTGATTCATAATATTGCGCTGGCGTTTCCCCTGGCAATCTTTGAGGTGGTCTTAAATCATCTAAAGTTGGAGACTCTGCATCTTCAAAACCTGATGCTATGTTGTTTAATTGTTGCTCTATAGTAATAGCATAATAGTCATCATCTTTAAGAATGTAGTTATTTTTATCTCTTGGATTTAAAAGCGAATCTACACTAATTCCTTTTTCTAAACCTTCAATAAATCTAATTCTCATCTGTTGAGTAAAATCGTAAAACCTTGTGTCACCTGTGGGATCAAAATTTACATATGCTTTGTTGCCTAAAACTAGCTGTTTGTTAAGGTCTAAAAAAACTTTAAATCGCGCTAAATCTTTTGCCCTTTTAGCTTGCTCAACAGACGTGGCTGCGTTTTGAAAAGTTCTAATGTCTTTTTCAAAATCATCTGCGTTTTGATCGCTAATTGTAACCCCTTGTCTGTCAAGAATACTTTTACCTTCTGTAAAACTTACTCTGTTTGCAAACCCCTCTTTCCCAACCTCAGATGGCAATGTAAATTTTTGTGTAACACTATTAATTCTTTTTGTTTTAATACCTTGGTCAATATCTCTGTATATAATTGGGGCAGAATCACTAATTATTTCACCTCGCGCACGCCTTCCGGCTAAATCAAGCAATTGGCTTCTAAAACTCTCCCCATCAACCCCCTTAAAGTCTGCTTCATTTATTTTTTGAATCATATTAGGATCAGGGTCTGGTTTTCTTAATTCTTCTTTAATATCTGTATAAATTTCGTCATTTTTAATTTGTCGTTTTTTATCATTACTGGCATTTATAAAAGTAATTTTTCTCTCAGCATCGCGCACATTTTCTTGCATTCTTTCAACAATAGTTGCTCTTGTTGCCTCATCTGATGAATTCCAAATAGCTTGAGCTTCCGTATTATTTCCAAAGTCTCCGTTTTTAGCTTTTTCAAATTTTGCTTGTGCTGCCTCAATCGTTGAAAAATCATTCTCACCAATGTTTTGAACATCTATATGATTTGCAGCAGTTGCTATAAGATTAGATTTAATTTTTGTTTTTTGCCCATCAATTTGACTAAATAGAACACTTTCTTCTGGGGCTTCTAAATCAGGATTATTCTTAATTTTACTTTCAATTTCACTCAACTGTTCTGGACTAGAAGCAGCTCTTATTTCATTTTGAAGATTGCTTCTAATTGAATCTGATTTCAAATCATCTAACGTCTTTGTAAGATTTGAGGAGTCGTAATTATAGGCACTAGACGAATAACCTTTTGTCTCGTCTATTTCTACCATACGCCTCGCCTCTGATTCCAAAAAGTCACGCGTAGTGCTGCCAACAGGAAATGTTTTTATTTGTTCTATAATTTTAGAAACGTCTGAAGATGCAGCAACACCTGATGCAAAATGACCTCTTTTAAATGCTTCGTTTTTTGCATTAAATTTTTGTTGCGCTAACATCTTAAACATATGACCCTTGACTAAATTTGACCGTCTTTTGCTGTATCCCTTTTTATCAATATCTGCCATCAACTTTTTTTCAAAAGCATCAAAACTTTTTTTTGCGTCTGTAGTGTTAGTTGATTTATCAGCAAAAACGTGTTCCGTTGCTAAGTCAAAAGCATTGCCATATTCTTCTCTTTTAATTCTGTTGTCTTCTTCTTCTGCTTCCATTTTTGCAAAGTTTGTCACAACATCACTTGCAGTTTCAGCAAAATTTGCAGCAGCCCTTCCTGGAGCCGTAAACGCACCAGTGTTTGCTCTTGGGCCTAGTGAGCCAGCGGATAACTGAACTTGTCTTTCAACTGTAGGTATTTTCACCATCTGCTACCTCAACTTAACATTTTGTATTGCTGGAATGTTTTTGAACCGCCAGAAAGCAAAGTTTGATACGCTTGAGTCTGAAGTGCTTTTTGTTTAGCCCTTCCTTCTGCCCTTGCTAAGTTTGCTTCATTAGTTTTTGCAAAATCTTCAATGTCAGCAGCATACTGTATATTTAAAGCATCCATTTCTGTGTTGAAAAAAGCGTCAGCAGCAGCCAAATATGGGCTTCCTGACATTTGTATCCCTGATGCCGCTGTTGCAACATTTTGAGTTGCCATAACTCTAGCGTTATTTTCACGCAAACTAGCTTCTTCTGCTACTTTTTTTCTTCGCAAAAGTATTTTTTCTTGCTCTGCAAGTTTAGCGTTATATTCGCCAATTGCCGCTGCTGACTTTGCCGCCCCTTTGCCGCCCGTGAAACCCATGACTGTTGAGGTTGCTGACGCTGCTACTGCCGCTGCTGTAAATGGATCCATTACACCAACCTCGCATATCTTATGTAGTCTGCTTTATTGGGGCCGTATCGCTCCATAACACCCTCTTCCTTGAAGCCAAGCCATTTTACAAATCTATTTGCAATCTTGTCTTGCCCCCTAACGCTTGCTTGCAATCTGTGTAAATGAAAATCCTCTTGTATGTGATCTAACATTATTCCTGCATATTTTGCTATCATGTAAGGTCTTAATAAACCCTCTTGACTTACCATGTACCAAGCCTCGCCAACGCCATCCCACATAACGCTTGCGCCACCTACAGCCACAACCTCATTATTTACAACCCCAGCATAAGATGGGGAGTTAGTATCATTGATAAAAACATCTTTGTATGACTGTCGAATCTCAAATGGCGTTTTTATTTTATCTATATGAAACCGAGTCATTTTCTCAATACTAAGCATCGAATGTATTTGACCTTCTCATTATAGCCAATATTGTCATAGGCAATGGCTGAGACTGTTGTATCACAATTTGTGCGTCATTGTCATATCCTGATGGAAACGAAACCTCTTTATCGCCTGTGAACAAAGGCACAGCCTCATCCATAGCCATACTACTGTCTCTAAATGGCAGTCTATCTAAATTACTCGTATCTGGCCCTATCTCTGCGCCAACCGTATTTAAGAACCTAGCAGTTACACCATGTATCCTTTTTATTTTGCCCTGAGATATACCATCCTCTGCACCACCCTCAAGTCTTAATGTTTCAACAAACGACTTGTACCCAAATCCTATGTGTGCCTTTGTTGTGTCTCTTTCTAATGTGACCTTGCCATTAGAAACTGTTTTATCTGGGTGGGTTGAGCCATCTGCTAATATTGATACAATCTCACCTTCTAGGTGATTTAGACCAGATATTGTTGTTGTTGATGCACCACTATACGTCAGCCCATTGTCTACGAAAAATGCGTCTGTCACCTCATCATTAAAAAATATTGTGTTGATGAAAGCAATGTGTCTTACAGTGCTTCCGTTGATTTCACGCCTTACAGACAAATAGACCTGATCTTCTGCGCCGCTTGGAATAGCTGTAATGCTTTCAACAATAGCTCTTGCCTGATTTGTTGTGGTTAGTCTTGTTGTGTCGGAGCTTTTGATTGACAACAATCCGCTAGGGGTAGGCGCAGATTCTTTTATTGTGACTACACTTGCGGCTGGGTTTTCAACTGTAAAATCTGCATGAGCATTGATTGCAGTAAAAATATTATCTGCTGTTGTGTCATTGTTTGTATTTGGCCTAAACCCAAGTGTTGACGATGGCGCAGAACTGCCAGCAGCCTCTGATGTAAATGTAACAGTAGTGCCATCGCTTTTCGTTAATACTAATGTTGTTCCCACAGCTATGTTTGCAAAATCACTAACCGTTATCGTAGCGTGTGCGCTTGTGCCGCTGATTGGGTGTTCATGCCACCCTACCGCACCGTTGGCTCTGTCGTATGTAAGGCCAATCAATCTACCATCATCGTGAACGAACCAGACAATTAGCTCTGGCTCTTGCTGCCATACCATGTCTGTTAAGCCGCCTCTAGGCAAGTGATCCGCTAAAATACTCAAATCAATACCAAGCAAGCCATCTGTGTCTAAATCAAATGTTATTTCTTTTACTTTCTCCTGCCCTTTTTGAAGCAAGATCGTGCTGTTTCCAGCCCTCAACGGTCTTATATCTGAAGTGCCAAACGTAGTTTCACGCAACACGTTTACGTTTGTTGGCGATACTGGCGTTGATCCTGTGCCACCAGATAGCGTAAACTCTGCACTTGTAGTTAGAACTTGTAAAAACCTTGCTGGCAAAAGATGTTTTATGACGTTTACCTGATCGGATGCTATCGTAAAGTTTACTGCACTGTCATCTAACGTTCCAGGAGTATGGTTCTCAAAATCAGCCGATACTGACCCAAATATGGTCTGTGGCTGGTCTGTAGTGCCAGCAAAGTACAAACGCTCCTCGTAGAAGCCCAACGCCTTTGGAAAGCCTGTTGTCGCGCTAAAACTGCCTAATGACCACAATGTTGTCGGTGTGCCGCTCCCAACTACACTTGCTGGCAAAACCCCTGCTGTATTTTTAAAAGTTGCGGTAACTTCCGTAGCACTCGTAAAACCAGTTATTTTCACATGACCAAATCCATTGTGCTGAAACTCCCACGTTATAGCTCCGTAGGTTTTTGATCCCGTAGTGTGGACAGGCGGTGTTGACCCACTTGCATCTGATCCAGAATCAGTTTTTTTGTAAACATTATTGCCGTGACGAACCAAATCATTCTGTGCGTAAGTTGTACTAGCCGCCCAAGCGTCATGCTCTGCTTCGATAACCTCTCGAAACCGTATCAATCTTCCAACATCTGTGCTTGCAAATAAGCTTGCTGATGCAGTGATTGTTACTGATCCTGTGTTTGCAGAAGAAAATAATGTCGTAGTTGTAATATTTTCATCAAGATATGGGCCATCGACAAAATCAATATCTGATAATGTCCAGCCAGTATGAGCAACAGTTCTCACTAATTTTGCTGGCTCGTGACTTTTGTGAGCTAAAAACAATGTATCTGCTGACTGAGCAAAATTAAGCTCAAATATTTCAGTTGCAGAATAAGTTGTTGTTATCTCTACAATAGTTGCCGCTGTGCCGCCGCTTGAGTAGGAATCAAAACTTGTGCTGTTAACACCAGATAACTGAAATGTGTTTGTGGTTTTACCAGCAACCGTAAATTCTAAATTATTTACTTGTGTCATGCCTACGACACCTGTGATAAAAACTCTATCACCATTGTTAAAACCATGTGAGCTTGCGGTAACAACAGCAGGATTTGCCGCTGTGATCCCTGTTATTGTTTTTGTGGCATTTGTTACAATACCGCCATCTCTATAAACTCTTATATAGTTTGTGCCAAACTCAAGCACATAAGCCTGTTCATCAGAAAATTCAAAGTTAATAAGTCTAACTTTGCCGCCGTCTTTTGACGCACCAGCAAATGTAGTTCCAGGTCTTCTTGTTATGCCACCTTGAGGGAACACAATCATATTCTGCAATGTTTTTGCAGCTTGGTTGTATTTTTCTAAATCAATACGCCCTTCAAGACGAGGCGAGATAGCACCAGCCCGAAAGTTTGTAATAATGCTGGATATTCTTGCCATGCTTACAACCTAATGTTTGTGAAATCGTCTGCCTGTGGTTGCTCTGGGAATCCTTCCATACTGTCAACGCCTTTGGCTTCTTTCAGCCTTTGCTCGTAAAGACTAAACATTTGTTGCGCTATAGAGTTACTGCCAGTGATCGCGTATCCAACATCTGATGCCAGACGGTGTGCTATGGTGCTTGAGAGAAGCGCATCATATTGTTCTGTGTCTTCTTCTCTGCCAATGTAAACAATGTTGCAAGTGTCTTCGTTGCTAAGAACCTTTCTGCCTTCAACTTTAAACATAACATTACTGTCGTAAGCAGCGAGATCATTATTTACATTACTATTCCAAAACGAAATAACACGCAGACAAAAAGGGTCTGTGGGTAATGTGAATTGTGAGGAAAAGCCAAAAGCAGGAGCGGCTGAGTCTTTTGCTAATTCTTGTCTAAATATAGCTATGTTCCAAGGGTGTGCGCGTAGAACCGAATCTCTAACAGGCCCAAAGTTTCTGTTACACAGTCGGGCTTCTTTTGAGTTTTGCGTTAGGTCTGTAATAGTTGCAGCCCCCAACAAATCCATAGCCTGATTACATATATCAACAACTGAGGGCATCAAACACTCCTTGGAGAAGAAGGGGCGATAACGCCCCCTCTAATTTTAGTTTACAACGTAGTGAATAATGAACGACATATCACCGCCAGTGCCACCAGTGGCATTGAATGTTGCGGCTATGTAGTAATATCCACCTGGATCGGATGACTCTCCTGCATTTGTGAAGAGTTTTGCACCAATCGTGTTGATGTCTGCTGCCTCAGTTCTCAAGTCGGCAACGGCTGTAGTTCCATCTGCAACCGAGGTTGCAAAAAAGTCTTCATCCACAACAGTTCCGTCTGTCTGATAGATGCCAACATTGAATGTGCAGCTACCGCCTAACGCATCTGCCGCAACCTGAATGGCTGTAACAGAGGCATTACTTGGTATTGGAGCCAGCATGACAATATCATTGTCAGTGCTATCACCAGCCGCTAACGCAATCGTACCTTGAGCAACACGCAAAACACCGTGTAACTCTTGGCTGTCGTTGGCAACTTGAGGAGAGGCTTCAAAATTAGCTACAAGGTCTGAATTTTTCGTAGTCATAATTTACCACTCCTTACGCTGATTCGTCACAGTCAATCTGGACAACTTTTTCTTCTTCCATACGAGTGGAACCGATGCTCATGCAATAGTAGACTTGCGTTGCGTAACCTTTGTCTGAACGCTCATCTATTCTTGCCATTACATCTTTACCAATCGCTAGAGCAAGACCATCCTCTGCCCA